CATTTTTTCTTCTAATTTAAAATCAATCATAACCTACTCCTTTATTCCTAATTTATTTAAATTATCTTTAACCCAATATTGAAAATCATCTTGAGTATGATCGGCATAATAATAGCTATAATCATTAGCCCAACTATTATAATAAGGCTCCTCTCCAATAAACTCCTTTTCAGTCTTATCAGGCTCAGGTTTTCCTTTTTCAACAGTTCCCTCTTTCCACATATAATTTTCATTTTCTTTTTTGAATATTTTATTATTGTCATTATCTAATACTCTAAACTTTCCTTCTGCCAAAAAAGCTTGCGAATAATCAATTAATTCTTCTTTTGACTTACCTTTATTTACTGGATGAAATCTTTTTCCATAATCGGTATACAACTGATTTCTTAGAGCACCCTCAGCGCTATCAATTGTCTCTTTATCTTCACCGCATTTCCACATTTTTATCATTGCTATTTCAAAGTTAAAGATATCCCTTGATAATTCGCTAGGTGCTTTCTTTTTTGGCTTCTCATTAGGACTATAATAGTAAGTATCTAGTAAGTACCAATAACTATCGCTTGCTAGTCCATAACAACCACAGGTAGTTGCTGATGTTTGATGTCCGCCATCAACTGAGAAATCTAAGTAAATAATTCTTAGGTTATTCTTAGTTATATAATCTTTGTCAACATATTCTATCGATTTAGGATTATATATCATGCCTTCCATACCAATTACTTCGCCTAGATATATCCATTTATACCGCTTATTATCGAACTTTTTCATTCGTTCGGCCTCATCTAAGAACATCTTCCCTAGCCATTCTTCTGGTACCGTTCTATAATCGGTTTCTGACACTAAACAATCATCTCTTAGCTTCTTAGATTCACACCACTTATTTATCCACGCAAATTTATTTTTTGGTGGATTATATGAGTATAAAGCCATAAACCAATCATTATTTCCTCTTGTAAAAGTAGCAACTATCTGATCTATATCCTCTGAGTTATCCCAACCAGTTAGTTCTTCAAACCACACAATTTTAATTAGTTTGTTTTCATCAATTGTTCCTTTTACTGTTTCAAAATCATCGCCACCCACAAAATAGATTGTATTTCCATTTTGTGGAAATTTTATTTCCATTGGTGAAACTGTGCTGATATAATGAATATTTTCAACTAAGCCCATTCTTGTACAAGCTCTTTTTATTTCTTTATAAACAGATTTTCTCAATTGGTTTTGGTGTTTTCTTAAAATCACTACAGAACAATTATCTTCGTTTAAGCAATTATAAACTATTTTTAAACTAATCATTGATGTTTTTGTAGAACCACGTCCACCTTTATAAATTTGATGCTTTTTATGACTATTAAACGTTCTATAAAATGCAGGTGCTATTTGACTACTGATTTTCATTCAGATTCACTCGGCAAGTCATTGATTATTTCAACTTTATTCATAGAAGTGGTATCTACTTCTTGCTTATCATGCCATCCAAAATTATTTTTCATATTAAAAATAGAAAAGGTTGGATTATACACGCCTAATAAGGCTCCACGCTCTATATCAGCTTCAATCCTTGTCTTAGCTTTTTTTATAGTGCCAAAAAATTCTTCTTTATCCTGATAATTCAATAATGTTTGCCTATCACAATCTAGCCACGCCGCTAGCCCTGTTACAGTATAAGGAACATTACTCTTATCTTCAAAATAGGCATCTATTTTCTTTTCTAATTCTTCTACATTTTCAAACTTTAATGGTCTTCCAACTTTATTATTCTTTCAATACCACCTCTTTTCTTGTTTTTTGGTTGCAGATGTTGGAATTGAACCACCCTACGAGCTAAAGAGACTCGTGTGCCACCACTACACTACATCTGCGATATAAAAAAGAGTATTTCTACTCCTTTGAAACAGCTATCATAGCAACTATACCAATTATTAACAATACTATCCATTTTATTATTTTTAAGATAACAGCAATCAATAACGGGCTTATTATCGCATACCATTCCCATGCCACAATTCCATTGCATTGTAGTACTAAAAATATAATTGTTAATATTATTCCTATAAATATCACAATTCTCTCACCCTCCTTAAATATTGTTCTTTTATTAATAAATTTCCTTTTTTACTGCGATCACCACAATGTTCTTTTTCAAATTGTTCTAAGATATCCCGGATTCTTAATAGATTTTTTCTATCTAAATATCCTTTGATATTCTGATCTATCATTTCACTTGTAATGGCTAAGAACATATCATAGTCCTTCGCTTCTATTAGGTGTAGATAATCATGAGATGTTGGCTGATTAAGTATCGCACCATTCCACCACAAGTAACCTTCGCCAAAATTCGCAACTTTACAATTACATCTAGGTACTATAGTATGGTGAAATGATAATGTATTCTTCTTTAGAACTGGATATGACATGAAGTCATAGCCTAACTTCATAATTTTATAATACTCTATCATTTGCCTTGTTATTTCTCTCATATACACCTCTTAATAAATACTGTACTGATGATATTGAGTTAATTTGTTCGACTCGCTAAATCTACATTTCACTCACTATTACGTATCGACTTATACATCCCTCGCAGCGAGTCACTAAAGCTTCATGATGCGATACTTTAGTTCATCATCAGTACACTAGTTATTATGATTTCTTGTTTGAAAGCACAAAACGGAATGAGTTTATAATTTTATTGGTGTACAATATTCGTTTTTTAGTAAAGGAGTTGATGTCTTGTGCCCTCAAATAAAAAAGATACAAATTAATGTATCTCAGTGGAACTAGATAAGAGTCATAACTCCACACTAGCATAAGGCCGCCTTGAAATTACTCAAGACGATGAGATAACAACAATTATCTCATTATACATATTATACTACAAAAAACGTTATCAAACGTTATCAATTGCTATTGACACATTTTTTCTTGTCATTTTTATAGCGAGAATACTTTACTTTCGAATAATTTTCCCCGTGATGTAATATGCGATCTATTTCTCTCCAGCTCTTCTTCTCTTCTTCTCGTAAATATACAATATAAGCTATTTCATCATATTCTGCCATGCGTTTTATTTCATTTGCTATGTAAGCCTTGTAAGAATAAATAGATGCTAATAAACTGTATATTTTAACATCACATTCTTCATCTTTTTGGATATAATTCAAGAAGGGATCAAAGTTAGTGTGAGAACTATCTACTACTAGATCTTTAATTTGTATTGCGCGAGGTTGTACTTTTAATAAATTGATATTCTTTTTAGTCATATACACATTTAACTCATTTTCTAGCCTTTTAATTTCATTTTTAACTTCCCGAATTGTTAAGTGTTGCTCCATATCACACCTCCACAATAATATCCTCGTAATCAACCTGGTTCATAATTAATAGTGATCTAATTATTCTTAAATCTTGTACCTTGATCTTTTTATTTATTTTAACTGATTTTGTTCCCTCGTTATAAGTAATATCATACTTATTTATCAATTTTAATATTTCAAAATCATCTTTTAATTTATCCACTAGAATCACTCTCCTATTTTTTCTTTTAATTCTCCTTCAGTATAAATCCTATTATGATATTCGCTATTTCTAACTTTTTTATTTTCCTTACAAATGCTTGCAAGAAATATCTTTCTGTTATTGATTCCACTTAACATTTTGTTAATACTCTTTTCGTATTCATTAAAGACTGCTAAATTATTCTTATATTCTCTACGATCATTTAATACTTTTTTGAGCTATTTACAAAATCGATAACAATTCTTACTGTTTAACGTCATGCCTTCTAATTTATGATACAAGTCAGATAGTTTATAGTCATAACTCTGCAAATTACTAGATATATTATCTTTAAAGCTATCTAACTCATCTAGCAATTTACTTACTTCTATTATTTTATCTTTTACATTAATCTTAATCATCTGCTTTCAATTTATTTAATGTATCTATTACTTCATTGAGTTTATTACATACTGCTTCTGATAAATCTATTCCAACATGATCGGCATAACTAATCTTTTCTATTTTTTTATCTGCTTCTAATATTTCTACAAAAGAATTTAAATCATCAGCATCGTGTATAAATTCAAATAAATTGGCATCTATAAAATCGCCTGATGCTGCATAATAATTCTTACCAATAATTTCAAATATAGTATCAAATGCTTTTATTTTTTTAGGTAATTCTTCTTCGTTTTTATTTAATAAATCAATTATCTTTATTTTCATAATCCTACCTACTTTCTAAAATCGATTAATCCAAATTTTTTATTTGTATTCCCAAAAATAAATGGAATTTCAAATTCTTTCCCATCTTTTATGGCTGTTTCCCACAAATAATGGGCATCTATTATTAAAAGTGCGTGAATACTATATCTAATCATATTTTCATTGATTATATCGTAATTGTTATGTCTGCAATCATCTGCTAAATAACAATATCCCCTTTCGTCGTATTTTTTCAAATTAGAATAGTTAAAGCTATGATAGTCGCACACCTCTTCCAATGTTTTATCAACATAATACGCAACATCAGTGTTAAAGCAATATCTTTCGTGATAAATCTCTATTGCTATCCAATCATTCATAATCTATCTCCTATTCTTTTGGCATTTCATAAACTATATTATCTGTTATATTATATTCATCTGTTAAATCTTGAACTGGTTTATCTTGTAATAAGAGTTCTGCTTGTATGGTATCAAATACCTCTATAGCTCGTTCTAAACTACAATATTTCCCAAGTTCTTGCATTACGTTACCGCTATGATTAATTATTGCAAATCGCCCATTTTCTTTTGGTATTATTCTTAAATAATCTACAATCATTAAAGTACACTTATCTTGGCTTCTTATCCATAAATCCATATTAATCACTCACTTTCTCTTGGTTACCACTCTTTCACTTTTTGATGCAAAGTTTCAATTCCATCATAATTATCAATTACATAGTCTAAATCATCAGGTATTTCAGCAATTTTTAAATTGCTATAAAAAACATTAGCTTTTTCGCCTAATTCTTCGACCACTTCAATTAAAGTTTTGTCTTCTCTAAATTTCTCATCCAATTTTAAAAAATATTTTTTAAAATCTTCATCTGAAATATATACATTATCTCCAAAATCTTTCGTGAAATAAAAATCAAATGTTCTATTATCATCAGTTGCATAAGTATAAATTTCCTTTTTTAAATTTTCTTGCGTATAACGGAATACACTTATCCCCTTTTTCTTTGCATATAGTTCATAGGCATCTTTTGATAAGCCAAAACCTCCAAAGCATTTATTTAAAATTACCTTCTTCATTAGTTACCTCCAACTTTTCCAACCATTTCTTAAACAATAGCCACGTATCATAATCGCACCTATCGTCTATCTGTTTGCCAACTTCCCATAATTCAAAATATTGTTTTAAATCTCTTAACAATACTTGTTTTACTCTATTGTCGATTAATTGTCGACGTTTCATAATGTATTCAGTAGTGGCAAACGGTGCCATTGTGCGTCTACCAAGTGCATAACGTACAGCACTTATTACTATATCTCGCAAATCGTAATCAATTTCAATCATCTTCTGCCTCATATATATTTCCTATTACTTCATATTTTGTATTAACATTTAATCTGCTTAAGTAAAAACCTAATACTTCAGTATCCTTTATGTTTCTGTTAATAGCTACCTCAAATGTGCCATAATCTTCATTATAGAATACTTCATCAATTTCACTAACTTCACTATCTCCATCTTGATATTTAAGTAGATCTCCTTCATATATTTCTTTGCCAGCTGTGTCTTTTAAGCCTGTAAATTGTCCAATAGTTTCAGGAATGACAATAAATGTTCCTATTCCACAGCATTTGCCTTCTTCTCTTTCTTCTACTTGGCTTATTATGTTATTTGCTACCAAATAACCATATACCCAAGTATTAACTTCATCAGCAACTAAGCCTCTAAATTTTATTTCTCTATTCATCTTTATTTTCCAATTGCTCTAAAGCTTTTTTGAATTTTTCTCGACCAGTGCTTGTATCAGAAATTTCAGACAATTCTTTACAAATTTCTTTATATTTCTGTGGAACAGAAAATTCTATAGAAGCATAAGTACAATCAAAATCATCATCATAATCGCAAATATAGTTTTCATGTTTTGACAGTTCATCAAATACACCCTGGTATTCCTCTCTATTTCCTCCCCCGTTTCTTGTATAAACAATAATTTTTGAACCATCGCTTGATAAATAGCAATCTCTAAATCTTCCAAAATCTTCTTCTGTTAACTGTAGCATCTCTAATAAAACATTTGATATTGGATTTTGACCAAATAATATGTTATACATTATTACCTCCTATTATTTCTTTATATTTATTATAAATATAGACAGCTTCTTTTCGCCTTATTTCAGTAATAGAAACAAAGTGGTCTCCATCATTATATTTAACTAGCATTGCAGCAGGTTGTGGTAACATGTTTATTTCTTCTTCTAACCATTTTGTAAACTCTTTTTGTTTTTTCATTTGATGGCTATTTGATAGTTGTTTCTTTAATTCTTGATTTTCTTGTTGTAATTTCAACTTATCTTTTAGAACCCTATTATATTTTTTTTGAAGTTCAAAATAATTAAAAACGTTGTCTGGGTTTTCTTTTAATTCTTTTGCGTTTTTTTGAAAAGCATTCTGAATAAGCTCTTGTATTTCTTCTTCACTCATTTATTCCACCTCTTTTATTTTTAGCAATCCATGCTCCCTTTTTCCACTAAACCGTGATTTATTATTACTTATCCAAACGTAACCTTTTGGTTGTGTCAAAGTATGTTCGCATACTATCCATCCATCTGGCATTTTTTCAAAAATTAGTGTGCCTGTATTTTTAAAATCTTCAATTGTATATTTAGGAGTATGTTCACATATAAATTTTTCCATTTATTCCACCTCCAAACTGATTTGTTTATTATTCTTATTGTATAATTTGTCTTGTAGTCTTTTAATTTCTTTATCTCTTTCCTCAATCATCTTTAAATACTGTTTATCTTTGTTTTTTACTGCTTCTTTTAAGATATTATTATCTGACTTAAGCATTGTGTTTTCTTCTTTTAATTTATCAAAATTAGCTATTTTATAAGCATCATCCATTGCGTAATATGCCCCTTTCATAAGTTCTCCTAACGCTTTCCTTTTAAAGGAAAAATCAAATAATAAAGCCCAAACTCGCTACTAACCAAACTCGACTTTTAGTTCAGAAGGTTTCCAATAGTCTTTAAGTAGCTTTTAAAATTATTAAAATGGTAAATCTTCGTCTCTAATGACTACTTCCTCGCCAAAACTTGCAAATGGATCGTCTGCAGGTGTTTGCAGATTATTTGCAGATGTTTTACTGGTGTCGATCACTTCATCCACCGTTTCAAACTCTGCAATAAAAACAAACGGTACTGTTTCTTTTTCTTTTAAATCAAAAGATAACCATGCTTTTTTTAGATATATTCTAGTCTTGTTTTCTACTATTACATCTTTTTTGAATTTACATCTAATATAACCATTTATCCATTTTCCGGTTGTGTCTTTTTTTGAAATACCCAACTTGTAAAATGTGTATTGATTATAGTCGTTTCTAAACACTGTATAAGGTTGTTCTGACGTTATGTTCATATTATCTATCCTTTCTATTTTTGTCTTCCTGATTAAAATCAGTATAGATTTTAAAGCTATAACAGTTATTCAGTTATCAGTGTTAATACTGGGCGCACACCAATCGCGCCGTTCACGCCCGTGAAGAAGAGGTAGCCAGTCGCGCTCACATAGAACACGCTAGCAGAAGTGCAATCTTCACTTACTCCATAACTAGCAGTCATAGTCCAATAAGCATCGTTGCATTTTCTTACGTCCATCGGCATTGCTTCTATTTCGCGAAGTGTTGGTATTCTAATTAAGCTATTAATTTGTTTATCTTCATCGTAATTTGTATCCATGATTATTAAGTCACTTAATCTCAAATTATCAATAAAATTATTTAATATTTTAAGACAATTACTTTCTGTAAAGTCATTACTGTTGTTATCACTATAAGTACAAGTACCGATTATGTCTTTTGACATTAATGTAACATTATCTTCTTCTATCTTAATAACATACCATTCATGGTTGCAATAATTTACTATGTCATATAAGTTTAGTTTTTTTTCTGATTTTTGATCTTCTATCGATGCTAATAAATTATTGTATTTCTTTTCTAATTTCACATAATCCTTATTTAAAACATAACATTCTGTGATTCCGTTATTTTTTTGGATCACCATTTTACTCACTTTGTTCTTCATTTTCTATCCTTTCTAATTGTTTTTTTATTTTAGCTTTCATGATTTTTTCAATATCTTCTTTTGAAATATCATAATAATTAATAAATTGTCCTAGCATAGTTCCCATCCGTATCCACCTGCGCTTTTTCTTTTTCCTTTCAAACACAAATGTATGTTTCTAAAGTTTATCCTAGTTTTTCTTTCGGCATCTAATGTTCCGTAGAAATAATTTAAAACCTTTCTATTTTTTAAATCGATTTGCTTTATCTTTCTAGCTTTTTTGTTTTTACATCCTAGTTTACCTAAGCCATTTAATTGTGGCTTTGCCAATCCTAATCTGTAAGCTTCTTTAATGTTGTGGCTTTGACTACAAAACTCAAGATTTTCAACTCTATTATCCGTTTTGATCCCATTAATATGATTAATCACAGGATAGTCATGTTTGTTTTCTAAAAAAGCCTCCGCGACTAATCTGTGTATAGTTTTAGGCATAGATTTTCCTTTATCGTTATATAAAGAAACAACATAATAACCTCGATTGTCAAATACTGGTTTTAAGATTTTTTCTTTAATTTTCCTTGTTGCACCATATACTGTATTAACATATCTTTCTTTGCTTTTTACTCTACCTAGGTTTGAAATTTGATAATTCTGATAACCATTTATATCTTTCCAAACTTCGCCATAATGTTCTATTATCTTTAGTAAATCTTCTTTCATTCTTGCTCCTTAATTAATTTCAAAATTGGTGTAATGTAAAACTGTGCAAATGTTTTACCATCACTTTTCCAAAAGGCAGTTACACTATTAGCATCTGTTAGCAAAAATTCAAAATATTTACCTTTATTCATTTCGTTTTCTAAAAAATCAAATACTTTATTTATTTCTTCTCTTGTCATTGTTCTTCCTCCTTCATCTCATAAATTACATATCTCACTTTATCGCCATATCGATTTATATTTTCGGTCCAATTACTAGCAATTACACAACCGTCACGTCTTAATTGTCGTATGTATTCGCTTAGTCGTGTGATTCCATAATTCTGTATAGCTTCCCAACTTGTTATTGTTTTATATTTTTCTAAATGATCCAAAACCCTATCTCTAGCGGTTTTAGTCATTTTCTACCTCGTATTCATCACATACAGTTTTAGTGCATGGATAATAATAAGGGATCATAAACTTGCCATTCCAAATATATCCAGCACAAGTAGATTCTTCTTCGTGACTTTTAATACATTTTTTACCACAACCAGTTAAAATTACAACTGCTATTATCAATAAGCCTAACTTTATAATCTTCATTTTTGTTACCTCTTAGTCATATAATTCATGAGCTGTAAGTGGTCTATAATTGCTCTCTCTATCCTCAATAATGTCTCTTATTTCATCATCTTTATTTTCTAATTCGATAAGTAAATCTTCAACCATACCCTTTAAGCTTTCTACTGTTACTTTTCCATCTACTCCTTCATAATCAGTAATAGTAGTCTCTTGTACTTTTTTCAAAATATCATTATCAATATCTACCCATACCATTCTTTTCCATCTCCTTTTTAATTTTTAATCAATCCCCATTCTCTATCAATTTGACTTTCTAAAATTCTTATTTGTAGTTTTATTGAGTTAATGCTCTCTTGATTGGCTTTATAAACTGCCTCAGCACAGTCTCTTTGAAATCGAAGATTAGCGATAGATGGAATACCATATGCGGTTTTATCTATCATTCCTATTGCCATTCCTTCGTCTCGGAGTTTTAAGCATTCTTCACGAAGTTTTATTTTGTAGTCTCTCTCGGCTTTAGCATAAGAACTTCCCGATTTTCTAAGCTGTTTCACTGATATATCAAGCTCTTTAAGTTTCTGCTGTAATTCGTTTAGTAAGTCCATTTAACTTCGCCTCTAACTTTCTTTTCTTTTTGATTAATTCGTAAAACATTTCTTTTTCGCCTTTAGTCCAATTTTTGATTTTTTTTAGGTCTTCAATGCAATTATTAATAAACTCCAATTCATTCTTTAATTCTTTCATTTAAGCTCCAGTTTTAGCTAATTTCCTTTTAAGATCAGCAATTTCGCTAGAACAACAATATCCAACAGAACAAGTAAAATTTAAAATTGCAAATATTTCTCTTTTAAAATCAATAATCATCATAGCTACACAAAGTACTTGTAAAAATAAATATAACCATTTCATTTTTAGACCTCTTTTTTAGCTAGCTTTTTCTTTAAAATTCCAATTGCATCTTTTAGTTGTTCTTGTGTCATATCTGCATTTGATTTTACGTGATAATTAGCATATAATTTTTCTCTATCTGTACCAGTTTGTAATATCAAATTTTCAAACTCTGCTAGTAAATTTACATCATCACTTGTTGTATGTTTCATAATGAAATCACATGCTGTTCTAATCGTTTCATCTTTGGTATTTTCGAATAGCCATTGTAAGTAATTTTCGGGCACTTCTGAGAGCGATTTGCCTGCATATTTACCAAATGTTAGCTTTAATGCCTTTGCTTCCTCTATGGTCGAAATAGCCGGCATTGTTAAGCTTTGTGCGTCATCATCGTCAGTTGCTAGTCCAAAAGCCATAAGCAAACTATATCTTCGTGCATACGTAAGTGCTGAGCCTTGTTCCTGTGCTGGATTCTTAATTCCGTTTAGAACCGCATCTACAACTTTACAACCTTGTAACCATTCGTCTTCCCATACTCCGTTAAAACATCTCTTAGTCATGATATAATCAAGGCCATCAATTCTTTTAATTATTTGAATGTAACTGGCTCCTATACTCTCTAAATATTCGTGTATTTGTGCTAGGTCTGTGTATTTATAACCATATCCCTCTTTATTCTTGCCTATCGTTGTTTTTACTGCTTCTTTTTCTTCCACTATTTTTCACTCCTTCTCTTTATCTCTTTAAATTTTTCTCTAAATTTCATTTTCTCATCTGCATAGACCCAATGCCCGCACCAATGGCAAATTTGTCTTTTAACACCTGCTGGAATAACTGCCTTTCTGCCACATTTTGGACAAGGATATTTTATTTCCTGTATGGCTTCAATATAAGCAACCGGATCTTCTATAAAGGCATTATTCATTTATTGCCTCACTAAATTGCTGTACTTCTATCATTTTGCCGCCTACTTCACATTCTAGGCTTTGTTTTATCTCGCACCTATTACTTATACCTTTTTCACCAGAAAAAGTGTAATATTCGTATTTTTTAGGCTTAAAGTGAAGTGCTAGTAATAAACCAGTTACAAACAGAATTAACAAAGTTGCTACCACACTAGTTCTAATTAAGATATCCCTTTTCATAAGTCCTCCTCATTTAACCAATCATAATCAAAGAGTTCTTCTGCTCTTTTTTCTTCTCGCTCTATTTCAGCATCTAATACATCTTGTTTTGATTTATATCCTAGTGTTTTCCAATTTCTTAAAATGCCATTGACATACTGAATTGTGCGTTTGTTATTAGCTACAGCTATTTCAACTGCGTAAAGTATTAATTCATCTGCATATTCATTCTGCCATAAGCTGATCTTTTCAAATTCACTAGGTGCTAGTGGTCTTCCAAATTCTTTTTCAATTTGCTCAAAACAACTACAACTATTATTTAAGTAGTTGTCCTTGTTATTAACATTATCATTTATATTATCTTTATCATTATCATTATCATTTTCATTATCATTTTCATTTTCATTATCATTAGGGTTTTCAAAATAACCATTCGCTTTTTTTGGTTTTTTAGGCCTTCCACCTTTTTTACCGTTTTCTTTGTTTTTTGCACATTTTTCCTCGTATTTTCGGCTATCCAAAACCATTTGGTTATTTACTAAACCGAACGGTATTTTTAATTCGTCTGGTAGTTCAACTTCGTTTCCTAATTGATTTTCAAAAAACGCTTTATATAGTTTTCCAAAATCTTCATCCGATAGGTTTTTTAAAACTTGATAATGTGAAATGTAAAATATTAAACTGTCTTTCTTTTCCATTCTGTTTTACCTTTCTATTTGAAAAATGCTAATAGTAATAAGTAAAATTCTATTCCTAATACTATTTCAACTAATAATTCTTTTACCCAACCCCTTAATTTTAGCTTTTTATTTTTCATTTCTAGCCTCTTTTAAGTTATCGTAGATAGAATACACGTTTTCTTCTAATTCTTTCTCTACGTCTTTTAAAATGTATGAAATTGAATACATTAATGCTTGATAAGTTTTGTACTCCCAAGCCAACTCCCATTCATCTTCTTTTTTCACATTGTTTTTGCCGAAGTATCTATCTGCTACTAGATCAATTAATATATTTTGACTTTGTAGCTTAAATAGACACCCTTCTAAATTTCCTAATTCATTTTTTATTTCCATATAAAAACCCTTTCTAGGACTAACTAAAAGGGCTTTAAATCTTATCTAAATTATGTTAAAATAAATAAGAATTAACTTTTAGTTAGTTCAAACCTAGATAGATTTGTGTCTTTTGTCCGCTAAAACTTGAGCACATTTCTATCTTTTTTAATTTGTTATTTTTTTGTTTTATCATTTTTTATTAAGTATCTTATATACTCTGCTGCATTCATATCATGTTCTTTTGCTTTTTCAAGTAATTCTTGATGTTCTTTTTTTGCTAGTCGGACATTAAAACGAATAGATCTAACAGTATCCCCTGTAAGAGGTCTACCCATTTTTTTCTTCTTATTCATACCATCCTTTCTACTTTTGTCCGCCTGTTATAATTATAAATTATAGGCATCCAAAAGTCAAGATAGAATTTATATTTGTGCTTAAAATTTTAACGACTTTACACATCTAAGTTTTTATACAGTTTTCAAAGATCACACGCACATTTGACTTTCCTACTCTTTTGTGTTACTATTTAAGTAGAAAAATTAATTTTTAGTGCGTTTAATTTTTCTTTTTTTATGCCATTTTTTATCATAGTGCTAACCCGATTATAAGGATTAAATACATCATTATTCCAAATATAGATCCCCATAATAGATCTTTAACCCATATTTTTAACTTCAACTGTTTCATTTTGTTCCCCTCCATTTATTCCCATCATTTCATCAAAGTACCATTTCAATATCTTTCCTTGAATGCTAACTGCATCAGGATATTTTTTTTCAAATGATTTTCTTAATTTTCTTATAATTTCATAAGATTTGTTTTCTCCAGTTCCTGTTATTTCCATAACATCTTCTACTGTGTAATATTTCATAAGTTTATACCTTCTTTCTATCGTGAGATTTTTAAGTAGTTACAGCTACTTTTGTTTGATTTTCTAACTATTATTTGATATACTTTAATTGTCTTGAAAAAGACATTTTTTCCTTTCTATCGTGAAATTTTGTAGTTACAGCTACTTACAAATGACATTAATGTCAAAAGGAAGTAGAAAAATGAAAATAAAAGGAAAAAATAAATTTTTTGCAAAGATAATCATAAAAATCAGATTAATTGATATTAAGATTATCAAAAAGTGAAATCAAGTTATGTTTTATAGACTCTTGATTTCTTTTATTTTGTTTAAGTCTATATCAAAAACTATTGCTATTTTTATTAATTCCTCTGCACTAAGTTTTCTTTTACCGTTTAGCGATAAATTAATTTTAGTCCGATCTATCCCTGTTCTTCTTTCTATTTCATACTGACTTATTTTTCTTTCTTTAAAATATATCTTTAAATAATTAGCAATCATATGCTCTCCTATTCTTTTTTTATTTGATTTTTTCTTACTACTCCTTTACAATATTTCATTGAAAGGAGGATTTTAAATTGAGTGATTTTTTTATTCAAGTTGGTGCTACGCTAACATCAACATTTATTCTTTTTTTGCTTAGTAAACTTAAAAATGTTAATAAGCAGGTTTCTAAAAGAATACGTAGAATTATTTTAATACTAGCCTTATTTTTTGTAGCCACATATGGTTTTGTTGATACTTTAAAAACAATTTTAAATTTAAATTTTGGAGTATACTATATTTCCAATATTGTTTTATTAATGATGTGGTTTTTTAACATTGTTTCTTCTGTTCTTTTTATATACAGAGAGCTTCCACAAAAATAAACAAATAGACATTCCAACTAAATTTCCTAAAACAGCTACAACAAATTCTTTCATATATTCTCCTATTCTTCTTTTATTTCTTGATTTTCATAGAATTTAGTCCAATTAATTTCTAATAACTTTGCTAATCTTTTGGCTTCTTTTATTTTTGGATTTCTCATGCCAATTTCATAATACGAATACGTTGACTGTGGTATTTGCAAGAACGATGCCATTTCAAATTGTGACATTCCCTTTTCATTTCTTATTTTTTTTAGCCACTCTCTGTCCAAAATTGCATTACACCTCCTTTATTTTTAACACAAAATGTGGTATAATTTGATTATCCAAAAAGGAAGGAGGGACGCCAAAGGATATAATATCCATTTTTGTGGGAATTGGCATATGCCATTTCTTAGACATTATTGTACGTTTAAGAAAGAAGTAGCATTCCTCTACAATCAAAAGAGGCAATTCCTATTTCCCTTTTTGGACTTTCGTGAAAATCAAGATAGTTTCTCAGGCTGGCTTGATTTTCTTTTATGCCTTACCAATACATTTTGTATCAGTAATTAAATTTTATCACTACTTTTTGTATATGTCAACACTTTTTGTGTTATTTTGTGTTTATTTTTTTGACATTTTGTGTTATTATTAATGCAAGGAGGAATTTAAATGGAAGAAAAATCATTTCAAGATGTTTTTAAGGAACTACGTATCGAAAAAAATTTATCACAGGAAGCTATTGCAAAAGAATTAGATGTTTCCCCTGCTCTCATAAGTAAATGGGAAAACAATTTATCTACTCCTGGGCCTGAAATGCTTGAATACATTGCTGACTATTTTGATGTATCTACTGATTATTTAATTGGAAGAACAAATGATAGACGTTATTTTAAACAAAATGATGATAGTATAGAAGATTTTAATCTGTTATTTAATAAATATAAAGGTTTATCTGATAGTGATAAAGAATTCATGAAAAACATGATTATAGAGAGAAGAAAACAAATGGATAAACAACTTGGAGAAGATAATGATGGTTAAGACACATATGTGTTTTAATAAATAAGTCAAAGGAGGTGTGAGTTAGAGGTGAAAAAAATATTAAGTGTAGGTATCATATTATTAAGTGTAAGTATGCTTACTGGATGTACAGAAGAATTAAATGATTTAAATGAAAGTTTAAATTCTGAAGATTATTTAGTACTTGATGAAGAAAATCTTACTACAGAAAGCAGTTCATATTCATATTATATTAACGGATATATAAACAACACATCAGATACTTATTCATTTGACTATGTACAAGTAACATTTACAACTTATGACAGCGAAGGTAATACAATTGGAACTTGTCTAGCAAATAATAGTGGACTTGAAGCTGGCGGACGTTGGAAATTTAGTGCTATGTGTTTAGATGATCCAAGTGAAATTGCAACTTACAAATTAACAGAAATAACTGGATACTAAAAAAAGAATAGCCCCGCGAAGACTATTCAGCAACAAAATATATTTGTTATATACATATTAGCAATTTTTTTATTAAATTTCAAGAGAACTAAGGTATGCTAGTATAGGTACTTAATATATAAAAGAGAGGTATTAAGTAAATATGATAAAACAATTACTAGAGGGGGTAATTGGTCAAGAAGATATATTAAGATATTATAATGCTACATTAACATATATAGAAATGCCCTCCTCGGTTCGAGGTTGTGTGCATTACTATAAAGGCATTTACGATATATTAATTAATAAGAATTTAAGCTATTACAAGCGAAAAAAGACACTATTACATGAATTAGCGCATATCAAGTTAAATCAACTGTGTCAAGCTGATAATGATTTATTTGCATTTTATATCGATAAATACGAAGATGAAGCAGATAGATATATAAAAGAATTAAAAGAAAGGAAGTGAGAAGATGAAAGAATATAATGTATATATTGATGAGTCAGGAGATGAAGGATTACATCGTGGTTCAAAATTCTTTATTTTAACAGCCATATTGGTAGAAAAAGAAAAAGATTTAGGAATATCAAAATGCGTTGATATAATAAAAGAAAACCTAGAAATAAATATTAAAAGTCAACTCCATTGGAATACAATTAAAGGTTATCCAAATAAAATAATGATTATGTCTAACATTAAAGATATGGAACTAACTATTATAAATATCGTTATTGACACATCAAAAATAAGATTCATTAATTCAAATGATATTTATAATCATTTTTCCGGATACCTATATGAAAGAATTTGTTGGTTTGTAAGAGATAAAAATTGTGTTGCCAACATAAATATAAGTAGTAGAGGCGAAAATTTATCTAAGGAAAATCTAACAACTTTTTTAAAAGAACATAACGAAAAATTTAAGATTGATTACAGCAGAATCAAACAAATAAAAATATATCCAAATTCGCAAAAGAAGTTACTACAACTAGCTGATTGTTGTTGTAGTGCTTTAGGGCAAGCATTAAAGTATAGCGATGATAAACACCACAAATATATTTATTATTTAAAAGATAAACTATACGAATATAATAAAAAATTCTTGGGGTATGGTCTAAAATATGTTCCTGGTAACATAACACCAGCAAAGGAATTTCAAGAATTAATTATTTATCTGCAAAATAAAAAAACGTGAGTTTTCCCCCGACTAGAGGAACCCACAAGTCATAGCTTGCTGGGAAAGCATTTAGCAATCCCCTCCAGTAACTCGGCGAACTACTCACTCACTGACTAAATAATACCACAAAAAGTATTATCTGTCAATTATAGTATATGAAATACCATAAAAAAGTATACAGTATTTTTAGCAGATAGATATGTAAAAGAATTAAAAGAAAAAATAAACAAATAAAAAAAGAGCTAGTGCTGTAACACTAACTCCCCTGCTATAAGCAGTACGTAAATAAAAAATCCCACGATAGAATTATTTTTTTACGTACTCTAATTATAGCAAAAATAAATTAATAAAGCAATAATTGGAGGTTAGAAAAATGAATTTAAAAGTATATAAAAAAACAAGATATCAAAATATATATCAACATATAAAAAATAAAAACTATATCATATCAATTAGCAAGCCAGAAAAGACTAGTATAGCAGAGATTGATGGTGCGAAGATATATGATATAGACGAGGCTATAAACATTCGTGATAATGCCCGAAAAAAGAAAAAAACAGATATAAAAAGAGTTGGAAGTTTTAATGAAATGTTCACTAAATATTTAGATTATTGTAAAATCATTGAAAAGCAAGCCTATAATACGGTAGCCAAAAAAGAAAAACAATTTAAGGCTTATTTTAAAGATAAAATCACAAAGAATATAAACAAAACAAATGAACTTTACTGGAGTTCCTTTATAGCCGATCTTGATACAACTTTAAAGCAAAAAAATGAGTTGATAAAAACACTAAAAGCATTTTTTAATTGGTGCAAAGAGCAAAAATATATTTTAGATAATCCATTAGAAAGTGTTAATAGATATAAAGTTCCAAGACCTGAAATGAAATTTTGGACACCCGAAGAATTGAAAAAGTTTTTAGATTGTATCAATAGCGATATAGGTTCAAATAATTTAAAACTAAAACAAAAAGCCTACCTAATAAGGCAATTAACAATTATGGGATTTACATTAGGAGATCGTATTGGAGAAAGCAGAGCATTGACTTTTGGGCCAAGAGAAAATGCAAAATTAATATTAAGCATACAACATTCAATTAACTATGATCGTAAATCTGACGATTTCATATCTAGCACTAAAACATATGAATCAGAACGAACAATAGACATCAGTCAAAAATTAGTAGATTGCACTAATGAATACAGAAATTTTTTAGAAAGTTTAGGCTATAATATAACTGATGACACACTAATATTTTTTAATCATCACACTAATAAGCCCTATACTGATACAACGTTAAGAAAGCATTTTTATTATTATTGCAACAAAGCAAACGTTACTAAAATAAGAATGTATGACCTAAGACACACATATGCTGCAAGTATGATGTCAGAGGGAAAAGAAGCCTATCTTTTCAGTAAACGAATGGGACACAAAAACATATCTACAACAATAAATGTATACGGACATTTATCAAATAAAACTAGAAAGGAGTTAGCTCAAGCAACGGATAAATACATATAAAAAAATTACTCCCGTTTTACTCCCAAGTATAAAAAATGAGAGTAAAAACAAAAGTAATTTGCAAATACAAAATAAATAAAATCCCTTATATAGGGCATTTTGCAATATATATAAGAGCCTACATTGGGCGCCATACGTTGTTTATTAAGTCCTTGCTTAAGGACTTTTTATTTTATTACTTAAAATAACAGAACATAAAAAAGAAGCACTATAATAAGGCTTCAATTTCATTCTTGGTTAAACTAGTGATTTCAATGATGTCATTTAACGGAATGCTTTTCTTTAACATGTTTTTAGCCATTTCTAATTTTTCAGCTTTTCTTCCAAATTTTTCGC